CGGGGGTAAGCTCTACGCCTACCCAGCGCCATCTGCGGGGAATACATGGGTGTTTGAATATCAATCGACATATTTCTGTCAATCCAGCGCCGGAGCAAATCAATCGGCATGGGCCGTCGATACAGATGTTGGCGTGCTAGATGAAAACCTGATGGAATTAGGGATTATCTGGCGGTTCAAAAAGAAGAACGGTCTGGATTATTCTGAAGACTTTAGGTCTTATGAGCAGAAACTAGCTAACGAAACTTCACGCGCTGGCGGACGGCGGGTGTTAGATATGTCCGGGATGGGTTCTGCGCCACGCGGCGTCTATGTTCCTGAAGGTAGTTGGGCTTAAAAAGGAATATTCGATATGATGGATAAGCAGATCAGCGAAGAAGACATCATGAGATTGATGGAGAGCGAAGAAGGCCAAGCTATTTTACAGGAAATAATGGCATCGGAAGGCTCTGGCGAAGCTGTTGGTGGTGAACCAATGCATATGATGCCTGATGGCTCTATGATGGCGGGGACCACTCATGCGGATCGATCTGGTGCGGAATTGACTGATAATATTTTTAACCAATCGCCAGATGCAGTGAATGTACTGGAAGACCCTAGCAAGGTGCCAATGGTGACGGAAACTGGCGTTGTTGATCCAATGGCGTCGGAGTCACTCGAAAAAAGAAGGATGATTGAGGAATTGCTGCGTGCAGGGGCGCTCAGATAAACATCCGATGATAACGGGATACTAACATGCTCCAACCTCTCACCGACAACTCCAGGAAGTCCAAAGTATCGCAAAGCGCGAGTATTCCTGCGCCTGTCAGGGGTTGGAATGCGCGGGATTCATTGGCGAATATGGCCGAAGATTTCGCTGTTGAGCTTGAGAATGTGTTTCCTAACCTGACAAGCTGCGACCTCAGATCAGGCTTTGCCTCGCATTCCACCGGGAACGGCACTGGCGCGGTCGAGACTTTAGTCGAATATGCGGGACCATCGACACGCAAACTTCTAGCTGCCGCTGGCTCTGTGATTTATGACGCCTCTGCTGCCGGTGGCTCCACGTCGATTGCTACGGGCAAATCAAACGCCCGCTGGCAAACAACGATGTTTGGCACGGCTGGGGGCAACTTTCTCTATATGGTCAACGGCCAAGATGCGCCTATTTATTACAATGGGAGCGCCTTTGTAACGCCAACCTTGGGAAGTGTGACAGCCGCCAATATTGTGAATGTCGCAACCCACCATCGACGCCTGTTTTTTGTTTTTAACGATAGCCTGATATTCGGTTATTTACCTGTTGTTTCCGTGGCTGGCACCGTCGCGACATTTGATATTGGGGGCATCTGCAAAAAGGGCGGATACATTCAAGCGATTGGTAGCTGGACGCGAGATGGCGGGTCTGGCCCTGACGATCTATTCGTCGCAATCACCAGCGAAGGTGAGTGCATAATTTATTCCGGCAACGATCCTTCCAGTGCTACAGCGTGGAGTCTAGTCGGTGTCTTCAGTATCGGAAAGCCGATTGGACGGCGGTGCCTGGAGAAGTCTGGCTCTGATCTGACGGTTATAACACAGGACGGCGCTATATCCCTGGCGACGTTCCTGCCAATCGACCAGTTGGCTGGGTATAGCCAGGCGATGTCTACAAACATTCAGAATGAATTTCTTGCGTCCACAAGAGCCTATTCCACTATCTTCGGGTGGCAATCTATCCATTATCCGCAGGGGTCTTACTCGCTATTTAACATTCCAAAGACCGCTTTGCTGGCAGATCAATATGTCATCAATACGCAGACCGGGGCGTGGTGTAAGTTCACGGGGCAGAACGCGGCGTGCTGGTCGTTATTTAATGGTGACCTATATTTTGGCGCACAAAATGGCGGCATTGTGTTCAAGGCCGACACCGGCCAGAGCGATAACGATGTAGACATAGATTGGAAAATCAGACCGGCTTTCTCGTATTACGGGTCGAGAGGGAACCAAAAGCTATTCAATTTGTGCCGTCCCAATTTCACAACAAATGGCGCTCCTGCGTTTGCCATCGATTTAAACCTGAATTTCTCAAACATAAACCCCACCAACATTCCGACAACTCCAACTCTGAGCGTTGGCGTCTGGGACGTGTCGAAGTGGGACTCTGCCGATTGGGCTGATGAGGTTGTCAATCAATCGTGGACGACGGTGTTTGGAATAGGCGAGTGTGCGTCACCGACTATTCGCGGTAGCACCAAATCGATAACCTTGTCCTTCACTGCGTATGATATGGTCTGGCAGCAAGGCGGGGCGCTTTGAACCAACTGATCTGTGGCCGCGATGAAGAACTCGCGGAATGGGCGGAAGATCACTACCCTGACTGCGCGCCGTTATCGCGACCTTTAACGTCGATAGGCGTGGCGTCAGAAGCCGGTGAAATTATGGGGGTTGCCATATTCCATAATTATCGTCAGAATGATATCGAAGTCACTTTCATAACCGCGACCCCAAGGTGGGCCACGCAGGGCGTTATACGAGGGATACTGGATTATCCCTTCAAACAACTTGGTGTTAAGCGGATGACGGCTATTACTAATAAATCAAACAAGAAGGCCCGAAAGCTGCTAACCGGGCTTGGTTTCGTTCTGGAGGGCGTGCATCCTTTTGCAGCTAAAGACTGCACAGCAGCTTGCACTTACGGTTTATATACTAAAAACGCGGAGCGATGGTTAAATGGGTAAATCTACACCAAAGGCACCGACTCCTCCCGATCCCGTTAAAACTGCGCAGGCTCAGGGTGTCATCAATAGAGAGACGGCTATCACGCAAGCCAATCTAAATCGGTTTGATGAATTTACGCCGTATGGTTCGTCCACTTGGTCTCAGCAGGGGGGCAGGGCAACTCCAGGAACCCCAGGGACTCCAGGCACCGCAGGCACTCCCGGCATCCCAGGAACGGGAGGGTCATATCCCGGCATCCCAGGAACGGGAGGGACCCCAGGGACGCCAGCTTCCAGAGAGCCTATTTATTCTGAAGATTCATGGGTCGATGCTCGTGAGGAAGAGCATGGCGATGGTGAAACGCGGCTTGTCCCAGGATATATGAAAAAGGGAGGAGAGATAACCGGATATAGGGATATTGCTGCCACCGCAGGCACTCCCGGCACCGCAGGAACCCCAGGTACTCCCGGCACTCCAGGCACCGCAGGGACTCCAGGCGGATATGACCCCAATGACCCCACTCAAAGGTGGACAAGAACAACAACACTCGATCCCGCGCAGCAAGCACTTTTCGATAAGCAGACGGCTGTTACCAATGAACTAAATCAAACTGCTTTGGATCAAGTTGGAAGGGTTGGACAAGCCCTCTCCACACCATTCTCATATGAAGGTATCTCTCCTGCTGGTTCGACTGCTGGCGCTAGGTCTGCGGCTGGGAGAGTTGCAGATATCAGCAACACGCAATACGACTATTCTGGACAACCAGCCGCACCAAGCGCGCAAGGAATTACGGATTCGGCCAACATCGCCGCGCAATCTGTTAGCACGCCATTTGCATTGCAAGGCAGAGCGCCGGGCACTGCCGGTATATCTGGCGCTGCTAATCGCGCAGAGGCCGGTACGGCGCAGCGGTTTAACTACGACGGGTTGCCAGCGGGGGCAACTGCCGCAGGGTCTCAGGATGCTGTCCAGCGAACGACTGACGCTTATGGAACGCCACTAAATTACGCTGGCGCACCAGCGGCACCCGGTGCAGATTCAGCGGCCCGTCAGCAAGTTATCGATTCACTGTACCAACAGCAGACTTCTCGACTTGATCCTAGATTCGCGGGCGAGTTAGTGCAAAAAGAGACACAACTTGCGAACTCTGGCATAACACGCGGCAGCGCCGCTTTTTCTGCCTCAATGGACGACTTCTACCGGGGCCGTAACGACGCTTATCAAGGCGCACAAAACGCGGCTATTCAAGCCGGTGGCGCAGAGCAATCAAGGCTTTTCGGCTTAGGGTCGGCGGCTAGGCAGAATGCCATCTCTGAACAGAATTATCTGCGTGACAGTGTGGGCCGAGAACAAGGCCAAATTCTTGGACAGCAAGGTCAACTGGCAAGCCTGCAAGACAGGATTCGCGGCAGGGGCGCACAAGAACGCCTAGCGGAGCGCGAAGTTGGTCTCAATGAGTCTGAGAGACTTCAAGGAATGAGGGGCAAGCAATTCTCGGCAGAGGGTGCCGCCAGGGATCGTTCTGTTCAAGAGCAATTGATTGAACGCGACAAGCCCATGGAAGAGCAGGCCCAAATCCAAGCCATGCGCGGCGCAGCATTTGACGCACAAGGTCGGGAGAGATCGCGTGGCATTGGCGAGCAAGACAGCCTTCGCAACCGCGCATTAACCGAGCAGCAAGCTAACTATAACATGCAAGCTGGGTTGTTTGGCCTCGACCAAGGCGCAAGGCAGCGCGCAATTGAGGAATCTGCGTATCTCCGTAACATGCCACTCAATGAGACTTCGGCCTTGATGTCTGGTAACCAGATTATGAACCCGTCGTTCGGGGCTGCGCCGCAAACCGCGATTGCCAACACGGATTATGCCGGGTTGGTTCAGAACAATTACAACGCTCAGGTTAACGCGGCAAACGCGGCAACGGGAGCGAGAAATGCCCAGACGGGCGCTCTGGCTGGAATAGCCAGTGCTGGAATAACGGCGTTCTGATGAATAAAGCTATACAATTTTCTGGGGGTAAGGATAGCATTGTTTGCTTACACCTGTTCAAAGACGAACCTGATATAAAGGTTATATTCACCAATACGGGGAATGCCTTTCCTCATGTTCTGGATTTTGTATCTGAGACCTGTGAGAGCTTTGGTTTACCTTTGATTGTTGCTGGACCAGAAAAGCCTGTTTCTGATTGGCATAAGGAAGTCGGGTTTCCTTCTGATATTGTTCCCTGGGATTCAACACCTGCTATGGCGGAAGTGTCAGATAACAACTTCGGTAAGACACTGGTTCCCTATACCGACTGTTGTTCTGCTAATATCTGGCAACCAATGAACAGGGCAGTCATGGAGAATGACATAGGATATATCGTCAGGGGATCAAAATCTTGCGACTCGAAGGTCGGTGTTCCAGATGGGTTTGTCGATGAGAATGGAATCCATTACCACTCACCTCTTTGGGATTGGACCGATAAGGATGTCTTTGATTACATATCTGAACACAAGTTATCTATCCCTGACCAATACAAGCGGGAGCATAACGACAGTTTGGATTGCTGGTGCTGCACCGCGTATATGAGTAAATCCGGTGCAGCCAGGTTATCTTACACTAAAGAGAAATATCCTGATCTATATGATATAGTCCAACCAAACATATTGGCGGTGAACTCTACCGTTAAGGCGGCTTTAGATTATTACGCGGAGGGCTTTTGACAATGGCGGTTGATCCTCGAATGATT